ACCATAGATATGAGGAAAGGCTTTAGTTCGATCAGAAAATACCCCATAAGCTCGTTTCAGACAAATATGTTTTAAACACACAGCGTGAATAGGGTCGTCATTACAAGTATGGCCAGCTGTATCTTTTCTCCAGGATCTCAATTTAGATTGTATTAGAGTATTTGCGAAGGAAGGAGAAATATAGTTTTCATTTGCTGAAATAACTTTATCTTCCCATAAAGGATCTTTATATTTTTTCTTGGCAAAGACCATGTAGTTGTACAGAAATCGATCTCTTCCGTCTGTTAATTTATTTATAGAAAGCCTTTGTAAACATGGGGGACCGTCTGCAAACTCGGGGTCTCCTCCTTTGAGGATATCTTCATTACATCTTGTGACTAAATCGTTTAATTTGGATGGTGTAAGTTGAGAGTCATGTGCTGTTTTAATAAATTCTTCTAAAGATAAAGGTGCATTATTTTTATTGAGAGCATAACGAGTTGTTTCTTTTTTATTTTGATAAGGAAGATTAATAAATTGTCCTGGGGTATCTATTAATTCTACTTGTTTAGGATAAAGTTCAGTGGTTGGTTTTAATTTTAAGGGGAAAAGAAAAGTTGTTAAAGAATCTCTCATGGTTTGTGCACTGATTTCTTCTTTCAAGAACAGATAAATATGAAGGCCTCCACTTTTGGAACGACATGGAACCACAGGAAGGTTATGTTTCTCTATAAGAAATAAAAGAGCTGAAATTTTAAAGTCTTTGTAATTAGCAGGGTCGACGTCAATGCATCCGAAAGAAACTTTACTCTCACGTGTACAAGGTTGAATACCTATGGAAATTTTTCCATCTAAATGTTCTTGGTAATGGGTTGAAGTGACAGCGTAACCTGTCCATACGTAAGGAGGCTTAATTTTATTTCTTTTTGTATCAAATACAACTTTGGACATGTCGGCTTTGCCAAAGTTATCAGTTAGTCCTGTAAATAATTTTACAAATTCTTCAACCATAATGTTCCCTTAAGCGGGGCGGAGTCAACTCTCGCATCAGCCGCCCCTATTTTCCCTCAAGAGAAAATTAAAAGTTTGTATCTTCTTTCGCCGCCAAACTCTTAGCATCACTAGCTTTTAAAGAAGTATAAAATTCTTTAGCTATTTGATAGAGCGCGCTGTTGTCAACTTTTCTAAGTAGTTTTACAGAGTAACCATACCATGTAAAGTTGCCTGTGATCTCCACAGATTTTAAATTATAAATTCGAGAAAAAGATGGAGCAGGATAAGTCTTGCCTTCCAGTATCTCAAATTCATTTTTAATATTAGAGTTCCATTGTCTGCTCACTTTTAATTGAGTAGACTTCATAGCCATCAAAGCTTTTTCAGGTCTGTCACCATTAATGATGACAAAGTGATTAGCTGTTTTGATTATGATATTACCATTAGGAAGAACATCTTTATTGTTTGCATCCTTTTTAGTTTGAGAAAGAACTTCAGGTCCTCTATCTGGTGAGATAGGTCTTCCTTCTTTTCTTTCAAATGGAGCCCATTCAGGAAATGCTAAACGATAGTAGCAGGGAACCACTTCAATTCCTTTTATACCATCATACAATTTCTTAGAAACTGTATTATAAAACATTCCTGGTTCAGCACCTTCAACATAAGAAGAGTGTTTCTTCTTAGTTTCATCGGAGCTTGTTTGTAAAAGTTTAAGAAAAGGTAAAGCTAAATCATCTTTATCCATATTCTCTAACCCTTGTCCTGTATCTTTAATAAATAAAGATGAGGTTGGTAGGTTACTTTGTTTTTTGGTAACCTCGTTTCTTGCTTCTTGTGACATGTTTATTGTCTCCTATTTATTTTGGTTTTGTTTCCTGAAAACACATTGAACAATTCAAAAGGCATCTCTTGACCTGATTCAAGACGCTCTCGAACTAATGCTTTTAAGGTCATAGGTTCTACTTTTAGTTTTTGTGCAGGTTCATAACCCTGACCTTGTGCAAAGTTAGCATAAGCTATTGCTTTGTCATCTTCGTTACGACCAAAGGAAACGATAACCTCATTCTTAATAAGATCACCTAGGCCGTTTTGTCGAAGCCAGTTAAATGCTTCTTCCCTTTTAGCTACAGGAATTGAAGCACCGTAGATGGGTTTAACTTCTACTGAAGACCCATCTGCTAATTTTAATGAAGAGAGAGACATTTCTTTCATCATTGTCGGAATAACTTCTCCCGATAATTTGTCTGCTCTTTCTTTCTTAATTTTTATTTTTTCTTCGTCTTCTTTAATTTCATTTTCTAAAGACTGAAGACTTAATACCTGATCAGATAAATTTTTTACATTCCCTGTTTCAGTGATGTCTTGAGGCGCATCCTCAATAAACATTTTTTGTAAGTTTTTATTCATCTATTTTTCCTTTCTCATATAAGTTTATTTTTATTGGGTAGTATGTTCTTTCTTGTCGATCCCATTTTAGCAAATTATATTTGCCGTTGGTTATATCCGATACAACTGAACATGCAACTCCAATAATTGCAGGATCGCCTGTGAGTAATAAATAGTCATCGGTTGAAAAATTTTTTAATAATTTTGTTAACTGAAAAATTATAGGACCAGGACTAAAAATCATTTGTGAGTCTTCTTTTAATAAGACTTTGATAGTGCCATATTTTTGTGCCCCTAATATGTTTATTTTAGGGCGACCTGCCTTAGTTCCCGCTATTTCTTGAATGACATATACAATACTCATTGCTTTCTCTTGACAGTGTATAGGGTCTTATTATATATAAGTCAACAGAAAGAATATTTAAAAAGTTATGGATTATAAATTTAAGACAAAGCCCTATAAGCATCAACTTACTGCTTTAGAGAAATCATGGTCTAAAGAAGTTTATGCATATTTTATGGAAATGGGCACAGGAAAAACAAAAGTGGCTCTTGATAATATAGCTATGCTTTATGATCAGGGCAAAATAGATGGTGCTCTTATTATAGCTCCTAAAGGAGTATATAAAACCTGGTACGATCAGGAAATTCCTACTCATTTACCAGATCACATTGAAAAAACATCAGTCTTATGGCAGGCTCTAATTAATCAAAAACAACAAAAAAAGCTGGACACTTTATTTAGTACGGGTGTAGAACTACATATCCTACTTATGAATGTAGAAGCTTTTAGCACTCAAAAGGGTGTGGCTTTTGCTTCTAAATTTTTATTAAGTCATAAAACTTATATGGCCATCGACGAGAGTACTACTATTAAAAATCCTGGTGCAAAAAGAACCAAAAGTATTATTGGTCTCTCTCGTATGGCTAAATACAGACGAATTTTAACAGGATCTCCAGTTACTAAGTCTCCATTGGATTTATATAAACAATGCGAGTTTCTTGATCCTTATCTCTTGAACCATTCCTCTTATTACACGTTTCGTTCGCGTTATGCGACGATGCGTAGTGCTAACTTTAACGGAAGATCTGTGCAAATCGTAGTAGGTTATAAAAACCTCGCAGAACTGTCGGAAAAACTTAAACCGTTCTCTTATAGAGTTCTCAAAGATGATTGCCTAGATCTTCCGCCTAAAACATACATGAAAAGAAGCATTACGTTAACCCCCGAACAACAGAAAGTTTATCAACAAATGAAAAAGCTAGCATTAGCGGAAATGGGAGGTAAGATGATAACGACTGCTACAGCCCTTACGCAATTAATGCGTTTGCATCAAATAACGTGCGGACATTTTAAAGCAGACGATGGAACTATTCAATCTATAAAAAATAATAGGCTTACAGAATTAATGGGAATGCTTGAAGAAATTGAAGGTAAAGCTGTAATATGGGCACATTATCAGTTTGATGTAAAAACTATTTTAAATTCTATAGAACAAGTTTACGGTAAAGGGTCTGTTGTTACTTATTATGGATTAACACCTGATAAAGAAAGGCAGGATAATTTAAAACAATTTCAAAACCCGACTAGTTTAGTCAGGTTTCTAATAGGAACTCCGCAGACTGGTGGTTATGGAATTACCTTAACAGCTGCATCAACGATGATTTATTATTCTAATGGTTATGATCTAGAAAAACGAACTCAGTCTGAAGCTAGAATTCATCGAATTGGTCAAAAACAAAATACTACCTATATTGATATTCTCGCGGAAGACACTATTGACGAAAGAATCGTTAAGGCCCTCCGCAAGAAAATTAATATTGCCACCCAAATTATGGGAGAAGAATTAAAAGAATGGATATAAATAAAACTTCTATAACTCCGTTATTTGCAAAAATTTTATACTGCTCTATTTTGGAAGATCTTGATCTTACTAAAATTAATAAACTGGTAAAAAAAATAGGTTTTACAAAAGCTGGAGAAAATACTAGTAAAGATGTTGATAATATTTCAGATACATCTCTAGATAGACACATCTTAAATAATAAATCTTTTAAGTTTCTTAAAAAGATTATTGAAAAAGAATTTAATACTTATAAAAATAATGTTTTACAGTATCATAATACTGATTTTAAAATAACAACTTCATGGATCGCAAGGAGTCAGCCAGGTCAATCCTCCAATTATCATAACCATAGTAATTGTGTGTACAGTGGTGTTTTATATCTTGCTACACCCATTAATTGTGGTGGTATTAGTTTTTTAGATTATTTTGATAAGCAAACAATTAAAATAATTCCTACCAAATATACTTTACATAACGCAAAAGAATTAACGTTTAATCCTAAAGCAAAAACGATTTATTTTTTTCCATCAGAGATTCATCATAAAATATTGCCTAATCATTCAAATGAAGTAAGACTTTCTTTAGCATTTAATTTTTTTCCTAGTGGACAACTAGGTAATAGTGATAGCGATGGTTTTATAAATGTAGGGGTAAGGTAGTTACAAGAGTGGATATAATTGAAATAGATAACTTTTTGAATCAAGCAGACTATGAGAGGCTAAGAAATATTATGTTAGGAGACGATTTTCCCTGGTATTTTCAACAGGAAGTACTCTATTTTACAAAAGATAAAACTCAATTTTTTTGGTCTCATGTATTTTTTAAGCATAATGAAGGAATTACTTCCTCTTATTATAAAATTCTAGATCCCCTTCTTAAGAAATTAAAATTCAAGGCTTTAATAAGAATTAAGGCTAATTTATATAGTAGGCAAGGTAAAATTATAGAACATGACAATCATTCGGATTTTTCTTTTCCACACAAAGGAGCTCTTTTTTCCTTAAATACATGTAATGGTTTTACCATCCTTAAGGACAATACTAAAATCCCAAGTGTAGGGAATCGCGTGCTTTTGTTCGATCCTTCAATACCTCATCGTTCTTCTACATGTACCGATGCAAAGGTACGTTGTAATATAAATATTAATTATTTTTAATTCATGGATATAATTGAAATAGATAAATTTCTACCAAAAAAAACTTGTGATTATTGTATTAAGTTTTTTGAAGATAATAAAAAACACTGGCAATCTTTTAACAAAAGAGACAAGATACACGTACAAAATATATTAAACTTTAATCTTACTATCAATAGATTGTATTTAAAATATACGAAACTGTATCCAAATCATAAATTAATAAATTTAGAAATACTAAGATGGCCCAGTGGTGAACATCATGTCTGGCATGATGACACACTTTTTTATGATAAAACTACTATTACTTATCTTAACGAAAACTACGAAGGTGGTAAAACTACAGTAGAAGATTACACAGTAGAACCAAAGACAGGAAAAATAATACTTTTCGATGCCGATAAAAAACATAAAGTTTCAATGGTAACTAAAGGGCCCAGATACGTAATACTAGCCTGGTATAATAAAAATTAATATCGCCACCCAAATCATGGGTGAAGAGTTAAAAGAATGGATTTAATCCTAGAAAATGTAGGATATACGCGCGAGGCGCAGAAAAATTTCAAATCCCTTATTTAACTTCGATGAATTTTGGCCGTTTGTCTTCCGGTGGATTGTATTCCAAATACACTTTCAACATTCCGTCTTCAAGCTTAGCTCCTGTACATTCAACGTATTCAGAAAGTT